TTTTTTCCTTGAAGCTCTCGTCTACCCAGTCCGTGTTAACTCTGATTGTTTGCTTTCCGTTTGCGTTAAACACTTCTCTTTGTCCTTCCGTTAGTAGGTAGTTAGGGAACGTGCTTTGCATTAAGTTATACTCCGTGTTTTCAACGTTCAAGGTATCGTAACTTGCTTTGAAGAACCACTCCCTTTGCCACGCTCCGTATTTATTTACAAAGTCAATCTGTACTGGAGTGTATTTACATTCGCTTTTAGGGTACACATTGGAAGTCCATAAAACTGCGTTTGCTGAATTTAAAAACTCAACCTTATTGCCTACTGCTTCCCACCCTGCGTAAACTCGTCTAACGTCCCTTACTGCGTTTGTAGATAGGGTTATTGTCTGAGTTGCTGCCGTGCTATAATTCGTGTATTTAACTTTGGCTACATTGCCACCTGTGTAAGCCGTAAACCATCCAACGTTGTTGATTGGGTTGTAATAGTAATCCGTGTTATCAGAAAACACATCAAATAAAACAGGGTTGCTACCTTGTGCGTAATATCCGAATCCATCAAAACCTAAGCCAGTAACATCAGAACCAACTTGTGCAAATGTGTTGCCGATTCTTCTATATCTTCTATACAAAAAATTGACGTACTGATTTGTTGGAGTAGCTGCCGTTGATGTAGGTTGCGTTTGTAAATTGTTGTGGTCTATAAACTCGCTGATGTAAGGCGATAAATCGTAATAGGTTGCAGGAGCGTTAGTCGCAGCAATTAACTTGCTTAAAGTGTATTGTGGTGCGCTTGGCATTGAACCTGTATTCCACAAGTAAAGTTCTATCTTGGTTTCTACTTGTCCTGTTTCGTTTATCTCTACGATGTGCGGACTTCTTGTAAATATGTTAGCCATTGTTTTGTATTTGGTCTATTTGTTGATTAAATAATTTTAGTGCATCTAATCCGTATTTTTCTACCAGCTCCTCAGGTAGTTGCTTATATGCTGCCTCAAATGGTTTAGTAAAAAACAAGCTCGGTTTAATGCCGTTCATAAACACGCTGCGAGCAATTGCAAATGACAATCCTTTTCTACTTTTAAATTTACCTTTGTCTCTTGGTGCTAATCCTTTTCTAACTATCCATTTATCGAAAGCCTTTGGAGGAGGCATCTTTGATTTATATGAGTAAGGAGTATTGTATTTTTTTTTCTTACCTGAAACACCTGCATCTTGAAAGATTCCGTAGTCTTCCATTTTAAATTCAATCGAAATAGAGTTAGGCATCGTCTTTACATTGCCTTTAATTGATTGATATAGCTTCTTAGACGAGTTCTTTTTAAGCCTCGAAAGGTTGCGCCTTGATTGACTAACAACGTAGTCTTTAAAGCGTTCTAATTCCTTTTGAACCTCCGTGTTTTGCATCAGCAGATAGTTACCTCGTTAGGGATTAAGATGTCAAGCGTCATAGTCCATCCTGCCATAAAGTTCTCAAAACGTTCAGTAAATGGCTCACAAGTAGGATTGCCATCAACAACATACTTATCATCCCACAAGTTTCCGTGCAACATAAGCGCATAGGCTCGATTTAAGACCTCCAATTGTGTGTTGAGTACATCTTGCTCATTTGAGTTGCCTCTGAACACGTCAGTCGTTGCTTTTTTGCTTATGTCAACGATGTCCATCGCAATAAGGCTTACGTTAAAGCGCACAACATTGGTTTCAAATGATGCGTTGTTAATCATCATATGTACAAGCGGAAATATTGTCTGCTTGTTTAAGTCCACTTCAAAGATGTCTCCTTCCGTTACCGTGTTAACAATAGGGTCAGCTATAAAGTGTGTTTTTAGTTTGTTCGTTATGTCGTAAAATCCTTTCATCGTCTTAATTGTCTTTGGAGTTGTCGTTGTTCAATTTCGTTTTTTTGCTTTTCGAAGGTGAGATAGGTGAGACATTTAGTAACCCTTGACTTGGCGATGTCGTCAAATTTTGTGACATCTCCTTTAGCGAGCGCATAAAGTGACTGATACCATCCCCATCGTTTGCTAAATTGAGTTGTTTCGCTAAAGTCTGGGATAGGTTCTTCTCCTTCTTCATCTCCGTCTCCAAATAGTTCAGTGTAGCTTGCAGTAAGTCGCTTTCTAAAGTCCAAAAAAAAACCGATGCTGCAATACATACGTCTAATGGTGCGTACTGCATTAGCTCCTCCATATCTTTGTTAGGGTTGTATTCTGCTATCTCGTACTTTTCTCCGCTTCGTGTTTTTATAGGACGGTACAAAACTGCCATTGCCTTGTGGAATTTATCCCAACTTTGCAAATGAGAATCCAAATCAACGTACTCGCCAAAGGTTATCTCTTCAAGCTCTGGAATAAAACCAAACTCAATATCTCCAATCTTGAAAGTCGGAGTGAATTTAGGTGCCTGATTGAATAGTTGTGTAAAGTGTGCTATCAATTCGTTTAGTGAAGTCAGCTTTATCTTGGCTACTTCTATTAATCGGATTCCGCAGAATATTTCTACCATCTTCTGAGCTACAAACTCTTCGTCTGAGGAGTTGCTTTGCACCTTCAGAAAGTCCTGATAGTGCTTTAGTGGGATTTCGTTTAGTGTTGATGGTACGTTTATTTGTACTTCCATAATTATTTAACTTGTGATTCGTCTTTTTGTAACACATAGGCATAAGCCTGAGCCAGCATCTGAGTGTGCCTTCTCACGTTGAAGAGGTCATTGAATACGATGTTGACTCTTTTGCCTGTCTTGTCTTTGATGTACTGCTCTACTACCCTAATCATTTTAGGCAGCTCATCGGATGTTGTATTGTCCATAGTTTGATTTTAGTCCGAGTGCTTCCATCTCGTGGTAACGTAAAGCGTCAATAGCGTGATTGTAGTGGTCTATTGGTCTTCTCATACGTTGACCTTGCTTGTCAGTATCCCAACAATAAGAGCGGAGTTCTTTGATGAGGTTCGTGCTTTGCTTGGTTACTAAATAGTCTTGCCTTTGCATTACGTCAATACCGTAGTTAATTGAGTCAGCTCCTTTCGTTACTCCTTTGATTGTCTTGCCTTGACGTCTTATCTCTTCGATTGATTTAGGCTCACTTGAATCAGCGTAGATAATAACACCTGAGGGAAGTATCTTAGCGATGTCGGAGTTTACCATTCCTGTGCGGTAAACAAGTTCGTTTATTATCCGTGTTCCGTTATAATTGTAAATCTCAATTGCTGCCGTAGGGTCATTCGTGTATCCAAAGTCAAGCCCGATGCCTATCAGCTTCGCCTCTTTTGGTATGGTGTCGATTTCTTTCCAATTGTTGAAGACTACTCCTTCAAGACTACCTACCTCGCCAAGACCATACACCCTCCACCAATTTGCCCAGTACGAACTCGTAGCTGCTTTGTCACGGTTCTTTTCTATTTGTGCGACTATTGACTCATCTAATGCCTCGTTGTCCTTGTAGGTTAAGATTATAAAGTCCGTGTCTGGCTCGTCTTTTAGTTCCTTGTGTACCCAAAACTCATTTGCAGGGTTAAAGTCCAAATAGACTTCTCGCTTGGTACGGATGGCAAGCTCATTGTAAGACTCGAATGTCACGTTGTTGCACTCGTTGATGTACAAGATGTCACGTCTTGCACCTCGAAGCTTAGAGGCATCATCTGCTGAGAAGAACTCTACTACGCTTCCGTTTTTAAATTGGTATGTAAGTAGCGATTTGTTTAACTGCTGGTCATTAAATCGGTTTGTCCACTTTAGTATTTTGACAAAGTCTTTTAATGCTCCCCTTCTTAGATGAGGTATGCTTTCTGCTACTATGCTTATTTCGAGTCCGTCTTTGCGTAGTGCCTTGTCAATTAACACCGCAAGAATTGAGTACGTTTTCGAAGCCGAAGTTCCGCCTTGTACAATCTTGATACGGTTCTTTAAAGCAAGTACCTTATTCGTTGCTGTTGTCCTCTTGTACATCAGGGAATAGTGGTAACTCGGTTATTGTTTGCTCTACTTGCTGAAGCGGTGCGCCATAGCCTGAGTCCATCAATGCTTTGTAGGCAGCTACATCGCCCTCACGAGCCTTTTTAATCAACGCTAACGTCATTAAATCCTCTTGGCTCATTGTTTCCTGCTCACCTGTTAAAGGGTTCTTTAGAGATTGATTTACCTCTAACCATTGACGTGCTATTGTGCTGCGGTTCTTACTTCCTTTCGGTCTTCCTGCAGGGTTTCCGCTTTCGCCTTTATCAAATGGTTTTAATGTTCCTCCGTTTTTTCCTTGCATAACTCTGTTTTTACATTGTAACTCCGTTACGTTTAATTACTAAACTCGGGTCAAGTTTTCTCATTCGGTCAATGATAACTTGGCAATACTTTGGGTCTAATTCCATTCCGTAGCACTTGCGTTTGAGTTGGTGTGCAGCTACCATTGTTGAACCTGAGCCGAGAAAGAAGTCAAGAATATAATCTCCTTTTTTACTACTATTGTTCAATGCTCTTGTTGGAAGTTCTATAGGCTTTTGAGTTGGATGAAATTCATTTTTTGATTCTCTATTAACATCCCATACTGTAACCTCATTTGTAGGACCGTACCAATACGGAGAATTTCCTTTCTTAAAACAATAAAAGCAAGGTTCGTGTTTTTGTTTATACTGAGCGGATAAAGCTCCAAACTGAGCTATATTTTTATTCCATATAATTTGACTGCGTATCTCAATACCGTTATCCCATAAATGAGAAGCCATATCAGCATAACCTGCAGCGTGCCATATATACATAGGTGCTTTATCCTTTGTAAATAGTATTATATTAGGTAAAACTTCTTGATATATGTTCGTGTTTTTTTGGTCATTGTCAAGTTTAGTTCTTTTAGTCAAAGCTCCACCCTCGTAGTCTACACCATAAGGAGGGTCTGTAAATACCATATCAGCTTTCTCTCCGTTCATTAACTTAGCCACTTGGTCGCTATCTGTACTATCCCCACAAAGTAAACGGTGTTCTCCTATTTCAAATAAGTCTCCTAATACTATGTCCGTGTTTATTTCGTTTGGAACTTCGTAATCATCTTCCTCAGCTTCGAGTACTTCTTGAACACTTAAATCAACTGGTAAGTCTAAACCCCACTCATCTAACTTTTCAGTATCCCATTCATTAGCTAACATATCCCAATCCCATTCTCCAAAGCCTACGTTGTCTTTTACTATAAATTCGTCTTTTTGCAGCTCGGTTAGGTTCTCAGCCTTGACAATAAAAACTTCTTTTAGCCCTGCTTCCTTACACGCTTTTAAACGCATATTGCCTCCCAGCACAATATTGTTCTCATCCACTACTATTGGACGTAGCTCCAGCATTTGCGGAAACTCCTGAATTGATTTGACTAACTTACGAAACTTATCGTCTTTGATTAAACGTGGGTTCTTTGGGTTCGTCTTTACCTCGCTGATTTTTACTTTATCTACTTTCATATTATGCTTCGTATGCTTGATAAATCTTACGCAAGTTGAATACTATCTCTCTAAAACAAGAAGCGCAAGATGATGGCTCTAAACGTATCTTCATTACTCGTGAGTAGATTTCTCTTACTCTTGTTACTTCACTTGGTTTGAAGGTGTCGTTTTCAAGTATTCGTGTTTCCGTAAGCCAGTTGTACTCCTCTTCAGTTAGACATTCGGGTTTGCGGTATGGAAACCACTCATTGAGTTTTTGCTTACGCTCTTCGCAGTTACAATCCTCGCCTAATACGAATTTAGCTACCTTAGCTATTCCTGTTGCTTCTAATACTTTTTCTACTGTGTCTCCTAAGCCTTGTGCTTTTTTTGGTGTTCGTGTTTTTGCCATTGTTTATTTTTTAGTTATGTACCACCATCGTGGCTCTATTATAGTATTTAAATCTTTGCACTCTTTATCTTCTTCTCCGCTCCAAATAATTTTCAGTAGCTTGTACTTGGTTACTTCGTTTTTTTCTATCTCAGTTACCTGACCTTCAAAATAACAGTCTCCGTCTTCAACATCTCTGATTATATCTCCAACACTAAAGGTCATATTAAATCAAAATCGTTATTACTGTAATCTTCGTAGTCTTCGCCTACCTCATCTTTCAATCGTTCCTTGCAGTTCTTTAGCGTGTTAAATATAGAAGTGAGTGAGATGCCTGAGTCTTTAGCTATGTCTCTCATTGATGCGTTGCCTTCCTTGTAGACTTTAAACAACATTGAATCGTACCAATGCCAGTTATCCATCTCTTCGTTTATTCTTTGGTGTATTCTCTCAAGTGCTTCGTGTTTATCTAACTCTGAGTCTTCGTCTGCAACTCCTCTTACTTCGTCTAAAGATAAAAACTGAACACTACCAGTTTTGTTTATTTCGAATGCTCGGTTGCGAAGCATCATCCACATTAAAGCTATGTTTGGTCTTCCGTCTTTGAGTATCTTCTCCTCGTAATTGTACTTGACAATTCTCAGGTAAACGTCTTGTACAACGTCTTCTGCAAGGTCTTGCTCTCCAAATGAACGGACTATCTTTACCCATTCTTTATGGTGGTCTGCTAATATTTTGAGTGCATCCATTTGATTAAATTCTAAACAAATATAGGACTATATTTTAATCTAACAAGTTGCCTATAAAAAAAGCCACCTGTTAAAGTGGCTCTAAATTGTTTAAGTAAATCTCTCTCGAAACGTAGTTATCTATCTTGTGTAAGGTTGATAAGGTTACGTCTTTGCCTTGTAGGAAGTTGTTTAACTGAAACTGGTGCATCTTTAGTCCTTTGGCTTTTATGTCTTGGACTATTTGGTTTCGTGTTTTTACAAGCAATATCCTATTCAGTTGCTTTCGGAGTGTGTCATCGTCAATGTACATATTATGTCTTCTATGGCTTTTTTATGTTTAGATAACGTATCTAAATATTCGCCTTTGTAAATAAAAATTTTTCTTTCTTTATCAAGAATTAACTTTTTGTGGATTCTTCTATGCTCCGATACTGTCATTACTAACACATCTTCTAAATATAAGTCATTGTAATTCCAATGATGCAATTCATATCCTTTAGGGCATTTTTTATTTCGATGTAGGTTCTTATAAATTTGAGTAGACACCCAAGGCTTATCAACTATTGATTTTTTATAAGCTTCATAATAGTTCAATCGCTTATACTTTTCCCTGCCTCTTTCTCTTTCTTTTTCTACATACAACTCATCTTTTGATAATTCCCTGTGACGATTAGCTGCTTGTGACTTACAACATTCCTTACACTTATTTAAATGACCATCTGCCATTTTTGAGTGCGTGTAATAATTAGAAACTACCTTCTCAATATTACATATAATACATTTCTTTGCTTTCATATTAATATAACTTAAAAAGGTAGTTTTTGTTTTCCATTCTAAAAAGGTAAGTCCGAATCAATACTATCTCCAATTGGTCTGCGTTCCTCAGTCGGAGCTACATACGGCTCGCTGAATGATGCTGAGAAGAAACTGCCTGCTTTGCCTTGCTTTACCCAAAGAGCAACTTCCATTTCTTTTCCGTTTACGTTTACTTTACCTCTGTAATCAGGGTGCTTGTCGCTCGTCTTTTTGTCGTTTTTAAAGATTGCTCCTGTGTTTAACTTGTTTTCCATTATGTTTATATTAATTAAGGTTACAAAATATTGCGTAGATTATTAGCATTAAACCTACTGCGAGAATAGCCATAGTTCCATAAGCAGCCATTTCTTCTCGTCTATCGTCTTTGTTTAGTTTCATTGGTTTTGTTGGTTTAAAAATTATGTTTATAATTGTCATTTTCAGCAAGTAATTTATATAATTCAAATGCTCTCATTCCAGTGATATGTGAATCAGTTGGAAAAAAATACTTCCATCCTTTACTCATTCCATTTGGAATATAATAAAAAAATGCAACTCCAACTTTACCGCTTGTTTTTTTAAATATTACTGTTGCTGAATGGTCACTTGTTGGAATAATCTTATCTATATGAAATGTTTCATTGTTGTAATTCATTTCACGATTACTATTAGAAAATCTTTCGGCAATTATTCTTACTGACTTATCTAATTCTATTGCTATTTGTTTGTTCAATGTTCTTGTTGTTTAAAGGTTTTTACTTCGTCTTTTAGTCGTTCAAGGTACAAACAGAAGTCCATAGCCTCTTCTTGAGCGTGATTAAGCCATTCTAACGCACTTAAATCAGTTCGTGTTAACATTGTACCGTACTTCTCTATTCCTCGTTGTGAGCGGTCATAAAACTTGCTCATTACTTTTAGGACAATCGGGTCTTCTACTTTCTGGTTCATAGGAATTTCATTAAGGCATTGTAATACTCACGGCAAAGCTCTATCTTTTCTTTGATGGCTTCGATTACTGCTTCGTCTTTTTGTACGTAAAACACTTTTACTCTGCGGTTTTTAGGCACTTGACTGAACTCGTGTTTGCGTAAAATCTCCTCTCGCAAGTCTAAGTCCTCTTCAATCTTATGCAGTTTCCAATGAGCTCTGCGTATTTCGTCTTCAACCATATCAATCGGAGTATCTACAAGGCAGTAACAAAGCATTGATTGAGTCTTTCCAGTCAACCACATATAACCCTGCAGCTGAAAAAAATAGTCTTTGTTTGGAATCTCGGTATCAAAAAACGGAAAGGTAGTAGCATCCCAACTTGATTTCACGTCTAAAAGTACTTCATCCGTGTTTACGTCAGGTGTTCCCTTTATCCAATCATTCTCGAAGTACTCTTCATTCTTGTAAATGAATTTTACGTCTAAGACATCATTGACAAGTGAGATAGATAAATCCTCAACTGCATTACCTTTGTCTGTGTAACGGCTTGAAAAGTCCTTGCGGATGCCGTATTTCTCTTCTAACACAAGTTCGTGGATGTAAGTTTTAGCAGTTTGGCTTAGTAGTTCGCTTTTAGAGCGTGGTGTAGCCATTATTTTTCCAATGGCAGAACATCGAATCTTGAGAGCTTTCATAGTGCGTTGAGCATATCAATTTGACCATCAGTTAATGAGAATGATGCTTCGAGTTTAGCTCTTGTGTATTCGCCTTTAGCAATGGCTTGTACTGCTGCTGCAAATCGCTTTTGGTCAATGGCAGGTAGTTTCTTTTCTTTCTTCTCCTGTTCTCCTGCACCATCCGTGTCTTTGTCCGTTACTAAACCAAGAGCAGAGCTGAGTGCATACCTGCGGTAATAGGTAACGCCAGAGCCAAAGGACTGAAAATCATTCATACCTTTCAACTGAACATAAGGGATAGCTATTGAGCTTTCGATGTGTTCGCCAGTCTCAACGTGGAATACCATTGTAGCAATGTAGTTAACATCGTCTTTGGTGTGTAGTGTTTGAGTAAATCCAAGTCCGTGTTTTTTTAGCAGCGGATTGATTACTTCAAAGATTTTAGGCAAGTCAGCGTAAGAATAGCCATAGCCTTGTGTTGCCTTGTGGATTACAGGCACTTCTTGTTGGAATGATGCCAACGATTTTAATAAATTCTTCATAGCGTGTGTTTTTAATTATATACAAATATAGGTATTATTTTCAATTGTTGATACTTTTATCTAAAAAATCTTTAGTTGGAAGCAAAATTCCTTTGCTGGT